CTTTGGAGTTCGTCACGTGCTGCAAAGCGCCGTGTAGTTTCAATTATTTTGTCGCAAGAGATATACGACGCAGTGCAACTCGTCAGATTGCTGCCGAGTTCATACGCGATACTTAAGTACTTATTTTATCGTAATAGTGCTATGCGTAGGGTTAAGCTGCAATGGTCGGATTCCAATTGTAAAAATCACAAGAATTGTAAATGTGATCTTAGCGTTACACTTTTAGAACCTAGATTTGAGGATTTTAATTTTGTAGTTCGAAGGTGTGACTATGAATATGAGGCTGATGAAGATACTTTATTAATACGAGCCTTAGCTAAGATCGTGTCATCTTATACCATGATAAATGGTGTAATTTTACCCATTACAGGAAAAAAAGAAGATTGGGAGTATATAAAAATAACGTTTAATTCTCATACATGTGGAAATATGATGAAAATACCGCCGTTATTTCAAAAAAATTCGGGTGGTGTTGATCAAAATTTGTCTCATCCTGGTATTCATGTGGCAGAAGGAATGAAATTGTGGGATGCTTCTGTTATGTCTTCTATGGGTAAACACGTCACTGTAGAATATATGGAGTCATTGGGCATTTTTAAAAAATCTAATCTTTTGTCCACTCCAGGTCGTTTGTGGGATGATTCGTCTTGTGGTTATGATAGGACTTGGTTAAAAGATCCGATTGGCTTTGGTGGTAAGTACGTTTATGAACCTTCGAATAATAAACAAACAATGATGTTGGTTCATCAATGTATTGCCAATCTTTCTTCTTTTAATCGTGTTTTTACTGGTAGTAGGTATGGGCAGTATCAAAGGTACACTTTGGAGAATTTGGCTGGTGCTAAGCTTATTTCAGGTTTAAAAAAAATGGATCAGCCCACCAATTCTCTTAATCGTAGTGGTAGATCCATTAGTCATCTTTTAAAGCCAGCTTTGAGTAGAATGGATGCTATGATGGATGTTGCTCAATTTTTTAAAACAATAGATTATGATCCTGATCATGATGTTTTCTTTGGTATGCCGTTGATGTCTTCTGCTGGTTGTCGTTCGGGTCCAGTTGTACCCAAGATGTACGAGGGAACTGCATTCATTCGTACTGTTAATGGAAAAAAAAAAGATCAGCTTGAGTATGCTAAACTGGAGTATTCTGAATTGTTAGCTGCAGCAAAAAAAAATGAATTTATTAAAAGGCAAACTGTGGCATTTGTAGGAGTGCAAAAACTAGAATCTATTAATGATTTTGATGCTCATACAGCAGCAGCTAATGCCAGGTTTGATTTTGAAAATGTGTTGCCTGCTGCTGTTAATTCGAAGACTAATTCTTCTCGGTTTGTCAATGAAAATCTTGTTAATCAGTTGGAAAAAGAAGTAAAAGATTTAAAAAACAAATATCGAAATTACATATTGCCGTTTATTAGTGATTATGCCATTCATGCTCATGTTCAGCGTGTTCGTCAAGGTTTGGAAAGAGGAAATCAAATTCGGGTTGGGGATACCTGGTGGAACGGTGGAGCATTTCGATTAATGCAGTATTTAAAGGCAACTCCTGAGCAAATAAAAAAAATATGTGATGAGTATGGTCCTGATTATGTTCCAATATTTGGTGATGGTGACATTCGAAGTTTGGATTTAGGAATTAAACGTTTTTTTTTAGAACTTTATGTCATTACAGGAGGTAGGTATTACAAATTTGGTGATGCATTAGATGAACGAACATATAAAATAATTGTTAGACATTGTTTGGAAGCAATAGCCGCTCGTGCAACTCATCTTTTTGGTGAAGAATGGAGAATAATAAAAGGAGCTATGCCATCTGGTTCCTATATAACTAGTCATGGTGATTCTTGGATAATGATGTTAATGTTTTCAATTTTCATTCAATCGGTTTGGGAACGTAATCCTTCTCATCGTTCAGAAATTGATAGGTGCTGCAGAAATTTGTGGATAAATATTGTGTTGTATGGAGATGATCATATTTTAAGAACTATAAAGAAACTTCATCATCTTATTAGTGAGTCTACATTTGTTAACTTTCTTTATGAATTTTTTGATTTAAAATCTAGAGATGTAAGACCTGCCTGTGAATTTCTGAGTGTTACTGATAAATTTGGTGGATTGTCTAAACGTGGTTTAATTTTTTTGAAGAAATATTTTGTCCCTCTTCCTCCTCATATGGAACGTCATAATTTGAAGATGCCTCCTTTTGTTCCTTATCGGTGTGTTGACACGTATTATCATAGAATTGCTTTTGGTAGTAATCCTGATCGTGACATATTAGATCAAATTTTATCTTGTGTCGGTAATGCCTACGACACTATGGGCACTAATTTAGTTGCTTATAATTTTCTTAGGTTTATGCACGATTATCTTGTTTCCAAAATTGATGTTAAAGGAGTTAATTTGAAGCGTCAATTATTTAATCGTGTTATGCGTTCTGAAAGTAAGGATATCACTAAGTTGATGAGAAAATGTTCGATTACAGTTGCTGAACTCGTTGATGGGTTTCCTACTCTTGATTCTCTTGTTGTTAAAAATGCAATAATTTCTGACGGTAATTTTACTAAATTTCCGTACTAAAATTTCGTTTCTTCGTTCGTTAAAACGTTGGCTCATAGTTTTTG